TTTTTTGAAAAATAAGCCCAAACACGCGCAATCCCTTGCGCGCGCTCCACTTGTAGCAATGCCCAAGTGGTACGACTTTAGTAGATATTTTAAAATTTGTAACTCCCTTGAATAAAAAATTCCATGCTCTAACCAGATAAGGTTAGAACACTTGAAAAAGTTCAAGATTATTACTAATTTAATCTGGCTAAAGCCATGCGCCTCTCCGGAGGCGCCATAGTGGGCTACACACTATAATTTATATTTATTATTATTATCTAGGTTGAGGAACTGTCGGTTCATAATACATAACCGGCAGACCAGTCCAAAAGTAACATTGGAAGTCCTCACCAGCGGCGCAATGCATATTATAGCAAACAGATGTTGAACCTCTGTCGTTTATGCGCCAATTGAAATTTGGTTCGTGAATTGCAAGACCAGTACGGTTTTCAACTTTTGCAGGAGAAAATCGTTTTTGGTTGTAATACGGAACTTCAAATTCCATGGTTGGGTTAACAGCACCACTAGTGTAAATTTTTCCTTTTACACCGGGCAAGACGGCCCCACCAACCCTTGGATTACCTGTAATATTGTAATCAACGACGGTACGCTGTGCGGCATCGTGTATATTTCCGATTGGAGTTATCTGCCTACCAAAATATTCGTAAGCTAAAACTCCCACATCGCCCATTTCCGCTTCACCGTGCATAAGCTCGCCATAAATAGCGCTACCGCTCTTTGTGATCTTCCAACGAATGCCACCACGCCATCCTGCAAAAGAATACGTGATCCAATGAAGCAAAACGGTGTTACAGAAATTGTAACGAATGTTGCCATCTCTCTCGTGTACAGCACCGTCAACGGTGCCTCTAAGAAATGGAAACATCGGCATTGCACCTCCTATTTCAAAATCCTTGTTATTTGCCTCAATTATGCCTCCAGTGGTGTGCAAGTTAAATCTTTTAAGCAATTGTCTAAAGGATTGAATTTTCTCACCAGTGTAAACTAAATTCAACATATCGTGATGGTGCTTCGTAGGACCCAAAGAATCTGCAATATTCTGTAAAGGTGCGGACTCTTCCTGAGCATTCATACCATCAGCATGTAGTGTGACACTTTGCTCTACTAAACTACCTGATTGTGGTTCAAAGTCAGAATTCAACGCCAAGCCACTTTGTGGTTTGAAAACAAATTGTTGGAATTTACCATCAGGTACAAAGCACTCGAAATCTTCACCAGCAGAAACAAAGCAATAGATATCAAGCGATTGAGTTGCTGTTGTAGGACTCGTAAGTTCGTTAACAATAGAGAGAGTAATAGTTCCATTACCGTAATCCTCTCTACTCATGACACCTGACCCTGGAGCAAACACATCCGCTGGTGCAGCAACCCCTGGATCGCAATGCGTTAACAAAGTATTAGGTTGCCCGTTACCAACTTCAATTGTGAAATCAGTGCGATCAGCTAAATCAACAATTTGAACGTAATTTGTGTTATATTCATTACTAGCTAAGGAATTAGGTTCATAAACTACCTTCAATCTTCCCTTGTGAAAGGAAGAACAAGCAATCATAAAACGGTATCTCATGGTGCCCGTCCAATACTTAAATGGCATTGCAGCAACAGCACAAGGCGGAAAATGAAATGCAACTTTGGCCGAACGAATGGATTGCTGAAATATGCAAGGATCGACTCGAATACTACCGATGGCAGTTTCTGGAGCGGTCCCTTCAGCCCAAACGAATTTACCAATGTAAGATTCACGTTTTGCAATTTCCTTAATATTAAGGGCATCAGCGCCACCAATCCCAGCAATTCGAGGATCTATACTCAATTCCTGTTTATCATCTAACGACAATTTATTAATTGTCTGTGGCAAGGTTGAATTGGCCATCGTCGAAACAGCCCTTGGAGTATAAGGATCTGGGGTTTTTGTTAACGGTGGTGCAGAAAGGCCAAACAATTTAGCCATATCTGACACAGCATTGGCGCCGATTTCAGTTGCTTTCGCAAACGGTGCAATACGAGGAATATTGGTGAGCTTGGCTGCAGTGCTGGCAATTGCTGTGGCGGGACCCGAAATAAGTCCCTTAGCGTTTGCTTCATCAATTTCCGTACCAGACTGCGCAGTAAGCGCCTCTGGTTCAGCTGAAGTGAGGACTGCTAATTCAACGTCCTCAGCCCAAACAAAAATTGAAATTGTGCACCTGTCGTTGGCACCATTTGCATGTTCCAACGATCCTAGCCCCCTAATAGTAAGATTACCCATATCACCCCACTCTCCATCAGGAATACTCAACCAATTCTTATTCCAGAAGAAAGGTGCAGTGATTTCTCCTCCCTGTGATGTAGTAGGATTGAGATAAACATGGGGCAATTGAGATGCTTGAATAGCATCATACTCTTGAGTAAAAACATCTTCACTCAAATCATCAAAGGTGTGCATAGGTTTATATGACGCTAATGCACGACCATAATGGAATCCGCTCCCATTAATAACCAATTTCATCTTGAGCTTAGCTCTCAACAAATTATAATTGACAATGCGATTGATCACACGTGGATTTTCAAAGAAGGCGGACCACGGATTCAATTGTTGCCAAAAATTATTGGTAACGCCCCACTCATATTCAGCTACTTTAATAGGACGACTAAAGAAATTGTCCAAAGTAGCATCATCTGTACATTGGAGATTACGAGTGGGGTCAACAGGAGCCTCTGTGTCATAAAGATAAGGCTCATGCTGCTCTGTGAAGGCCACATTTTGATAACGCGCAGCTTTCACTTGCTTCATGACACCAGATTCACTAACCATACCAGACTGGGGTTCAAATTCATCATCATCCTGATCACTTGTGTAACCCATACTAGTACGACGACTCTTCCACTCTTCGCTATCGATCGTGGCTTGAGAGTCGATTTTTCCAGCTACTGCTTTAGTAGTGTCATTATAATCAACACCAAGGATAATCCCTTCTGGTGTTTCATTAGAACCCACACTAACAGCAGTAGAACGATTGGCATTTACTTCCATCAGAGGTCGGGTGCCAGTCCCGAGCTCGACGTCTGCCGTTGCATCTTGGCAGATATTCAATGTGCAATTACTTTTACAATTATTACCGAACGAACTATGTACAATAGAAGATCGAACGCTCATTGATCTCTAAGGGAATGTTTAATGTTGAGCAAGGTGTACTCATCTCTCGATTTCCCGGTAGGAACCTTTCTAAGTGCAAAGCCTCCATGAAATGTGGTAAAACATACAAACACACATCACCATGTGGTAACCATATACACTAATCAATTTTGCTTACCTTCAGATTTGAAACTGGGCCGGATTTAAAGTCCCCGAATTGACTATGAGATGGAGAATGTATCATTCTCCACAATTGGCTCTGGGCCATCTGCATACTTATACTTCCAATGATCTGCCATATCATCGTATGACATAGTAAGCAAAGTACACATGTGAGATAAGTCGCTAAGGCTAGCTACTTGTCTCATCTGCTCCCTCCTCATTTCGTAAACTTCCTCTCCGTGATTGAACCACTCTCGTAAAGCGGTATCAATGTTCTGAGCGCAAGCCTCTGATGGAGTGAGAGGAGCATCTTTCGGTCGCATGTAACAATGTAAAGACTTAAATATTGATGTATCTAACAATGCCCCAACATTGCAACCAAGTTTTGGGTGGTAAACATTGAATCGCTTAAGAAATTCAAAGTCTGTAGGATTTAGGTAAGCTCTTAGCTCGCTTTCCTTATCGGGCATTGTGTAAATTTGCCCATGTGCTCCCAAAAATTCGGCAGCACCTTTAATGGTGAATTTATCAAAACCTTTCTTGACAGATCCGATGTTATCATCACCATATGTCATCAAAGAGACAGCATCTCTAAAACTAACACGTCTATCATATTGCGTGTAAAAGTAATCTCTTAAATTAAGAGATCCACTGATACCATTCAAGATGACAGTTAATGAATTACCACTAATATGTGTGCCCGACTGTGTGCCCAATAGATCACCGTTATAGGCAATCATTGCGTACACAATATCGCCAACCATCGCTTGCATAATAGAAATGTGTTCATCGGTGTAATCCATTTCGCGTGCAATATCAATCAATATCGACAAAGAAGCAATCAATTTCTGAGATGGTAACTTTTGATCATATTTACCATAGTCGCCACCAATTAAGCGTTCATCCCCGTGCTTGGTGACAAATTCATAAAATTGATTCCATTCTGGTCCGTGGCAATTAATACCAACAGCACACTCTGAAATTAATGGATTCATTTGCAACATCCTAATGATTGGCAAGTAATATTTACGAACCAACCATGTCATTGCAATGGGATTAGCGTAAAATATTCTACACTTACCCTTTGCTACAGGCAGTACTTCATCTTTCTTACAAGCCTTTGCCACAAAATGGTTTCTATACCCCTTGCGGTATTTATCTTCACATTCGTTTATGTATTGCATAATTTCAGCATCTAATATACGGTTGTTTGGCTTATCCTTTGTTGGTTCTAATTCAGTAACATATTTACGTTTAGGACCAACTAAAGGAAAACCGATAGCAGTATTCAGCTGAATTGCATCAATAAATTTACAACCATCACGACCACAAAGATTTTCATGATCATTTAAAGGAGTTTCAAAACACCACGGATATTCCCTCGCCAAGTCCAACAGCGGTTCCCTGTAATCAACCACAGACTTAACAAGCAATTCGTGTTTAACAGGCTCAGCGGGATGACTGGCATTGGCCATGGCCTTTTGCCAACCTTCCCATTCTGGTTTCATTTTGGGTTTCCCCCATATGTTTTGAACTCCTGTGACATTTTCTATAAATTGTGATATTGGTGTTGTTCTCACGTCACTTCTAGATGAAGTGGCTCCTATACAACTACCATAATACATAAACTGTGAATCCTTAGGCAAGAAATTCACAGGACTTTTAGGATGTAATGGTTCATCTGTCATCAATTTCACACCAAGCACTTGAGGCTCAAAATCACCCATAGTACCAGTTTTGACAACGCCAGGTGATTCCATTATCTTATCTATAGCATCCTCTAAGGTTTCTTTTGTGACAGTACCAAAGCAACCACGTGGGGTGCCTTCTTTACCTCCTAAGTGAATACCCGTGATACATGTTTGCTTGTTCTCTGAAATCAAAACAGCACCACACATACCATTAAAAGTATTTCCTTGGAAATTTGCGTACTCTCCCCCTTCGAATGACGCTATGCCATTCGATGTCTTCTTAACTTTTCCTAAACCATTAAACATGTGTAAATCGCCACTCTTGGCACGCCACATCATTTTAAATGCATGGTCAATAATCTTGCCAGTGGGAAAGTAACACAAAATGTTACCATAAGAACCTCCTGATGATGAATAACATACACGCAAATCAGTATTCTCAATGTGCACAGAGGCGCATTTATCGACTCTCGTCACAAATGAGCCACCAATTGATCCAGCGTTCTCCTTGTAACAAGTCAATTTAAGAGAATCACTATTAGATAGCGTAAAATAATGGTCCGGTATGACTAAGACATTGGAATCAAGAAATAATACATTACCCATACGCTTATGGTCATCATCACCCTCAATAGTTGCGTAAAGCAAATTTTTAGCAACTTTAATCATGACAACGGCCTGTGTATGCTCCTTGCTCTTTTGCGTGCAAGGTAATGGACGCTTTACGACTGGCGCCCATATATTTTTTTCCGCATCTCGTTGTTCTATGTCCAAAGGGTCATTTGGTTCTAAATTGCCTTGGCATTCAACGCCATAAAGGCGTCTATACAGCTTAGAGGCTGCATATATAGAACCCACGACCACTGAGGAAGTCATAATAACCTGTGCAAATCTATTACGCCAGGTCCTGTGGATCTCATTTAACACTTGTCTATCACGCAATCTCTCGATATAAGCATCCCTTATACGGTGAATCATTGCAAATTGTATGTAACTGCAAAAAGTAAATACTAACAAAAACAATGGCAAGCTAGAGGATCCATAAAAATGCACCATCAAAGCACTTGCCACGGCCAAAATAATGTTGTATTTTGTATATCGGGAATACACCTGCATCAAATTGCGTGCGTTATAAAATGTTGCAAGCATACGTACAAGTTTGTTATCAAACACACCATCCGGCAGATAAGGTAACCAGTCGTATGTGTCGTAGAATTCCCTTCCCTCTGCAAGAAGACTTGCAGTGGACTGAGTACATACATTTCGCATTGTTTCAAAACCAAATTGCGGACCGTGATTGTGCACAAGACAAAAGCCTTTAAGTTGCTTACAACCATCAACGTCACAAATCTCACACCTTGTGCTTTGAGCTTGTGTCTTTTCTAAATTAAACTGTTGTTCACGGTGTTTGTGGAACATATCAGTGGCATAATTTAACCACTCTTTCATAGAAATCTTGGATAATTTCTTGCCATTGTGTTCAACTACAACGTATCCGCCAACACATGATGGTTTGTCAACGGGAACGGCTTTCTTCACAGTCAACTCCCAAATATCGTGATAAGGTGGTGGTGAATAAACACCATCAACTGTTTGAGATGCCATAACTTTTGACGTGTCGACACCTGAAGGTTTGCCGCCAGTAGTTTTAATAAACTCTTTCTTAACTTCAACCTCCACAATTATGTGCATGCGCCTCTGTATAGAAAAAGGATTATTGGAGTATGTTCCGGCATCTAGTGACTCAACATTGGTAGTAAGGGTCACTAACTCAGGTTCTACAAATACTTTGCCTTTATTAATAATATCAGCCATTGGTGGGCTAAAAGGCACATTGTTACAAACCTTAATGATGACATCACAAGGTGATGTTTCAACAAAATCACTCTTGACATTTGCATGATCATCCACCTTAAGCTCCAACATATCTGATCTAGCACCATCCCAGTGCTTCTTTCCTGAAATATAAGTGTACTTCTTCAAATCTGAAGTGTCTAAACCAGCAGATGAAAACAAATAATGAGTAGTTTGCTCACTTAGAGTAGATTTGCCTACCGAAGATAAGCCATAGTATTCAATGGCAAAAGGTGAGCGTCTAAATGAGCTATTGCCACGAATCATCTGAAAGTCACCAAGTGTTTTAATTATTTCGCGATACTTAGTTTCTAAAATGCGCTTGTCCAAATTCTTTGCTGTAGCTAGCATACTTTCTAACTTAATTCTCATATTATACAAGCTATCCAAAAAAGCATGTGGACTAATATTAGCAATCTTTTCAAGATTGCCATTTCTGTACAATTCCCATTGATTCATAATATTTGTGTATTCAACTTCTAACTCTGCAGTTTCTAACGAATCAACCATAAATGGTTTGAAACTGCCAGTTTTATACGCGTAATAAATGCGTTCTGCAAAATAAATGACAATGTCAACTACAGCTGTCATTAAATCGCCAGCTCCGGACATGAGTAATCTCATGTCGGGTTCGACTACTTTGTAACCGGCAATTGAAAATGTCAAATCAGCAACTCTGTATAAACCAGATAGAACAACAACACTTAAAACTCTTGTGAAATTTTTAAATAAAACTGATTTCTGGCATTGAACCCAATTCATCTTAACATCTTTCATAAACTTAAGCCAAATGGGGTCTTCATCAGTATCGTCTTTAAGGTCTTCAAAACCTGATTGTGTTGTCATTTCCATAATATCGCCTATGTATTTCATTATTTCGCGAGATAACGAGGTGTCAAATCTCTGGCGAATGTATAAACCTATGGCGGATAAAGCACCAATAGCATTACGGGTGTTGGAAACTGTCATAAATAAAAGGACTAAACCTTCTATCTCTTTAATAATGTCATCACTACACTTTATGTTTAGTTGATTAATAATCATGTCCAACAAAACATAAACTGTGTTCATAGTCTCTAAACCTGCTTGTGGTGCCAATTCGTTAGCCTTTTCGGCTTCGAAAATCATAAACAATGATGGCTCCCAATCAGGACTAGACTTTAGAAAGCGACGGAAAATGTTAGTATTAAACCAACATTTTCTATGACGCATGCTCTGATTGTAATAATTTTGTTCGTCATGATTCCACATGTCTACTTGATTCTTACAATAATCCATACGTCGTAGCTCCTTAGCGGAGGCTTCAGTTCTAAGAACTTGGTCCAATATTTTCTTTGAATATCTAACCATTTTACCAATATTACCACCTAAAACTCGTTTTAATCTGTAAATAACTTTAATTTCATAGAGGTGGTTTATTACAATTTGATGTGCGGGGTGCTCTGTCAACCCTACATCCCTAAATCTTCATATCGTGTTCAATTAAGCATATATATCAATATCAATCAGAATTTCCGTCTTACCATGTGCGCGGGTCTACATGATTTAATATATATGAAGAATGTTACGTTATTTCGTACTTAAATAAATATATTCACAACTGATAGTGTTTGGTAGGAATTGGTGGAACCTATCCAAATGGGCTATGAAACCCTAGAATATAATCAAATAAGTGCGATTAAATCGACTTATTCTAGTATCCAAAATCTAGTACGACATCCAAAATAATGATGTCAAATAACATTCGGAAGCGTGGTATTCGCTTACCGAATTAATTCCTAAGTATATCCGTGTGGAAATCTTAGACAAGGACTGTCTTGACAACAGATCAAGATAACCTTCGTTGTGGTTTCCAAATAAATAACATGGATTCGTATTTGCGCTTATAGCAGCAAGCCCGAATTACGGCCTTAGAATAAAAAGAACTAACATAGCTACTGTCGGAGTAGATAAAGAGCATAACTGATGCTCTAAACGTACTCGATGGAGTAGTGTATGTGCAAGTTAATGCCAAATAATTCAACTAGTGGTATAGGGGAATGCCCCTATA